TGGATTAGTAGGCCTAAGATTATAGCAATTGAAAAAGAAATAAACAATTATAAAAAAATATATGGTCTAATTGATTTCACCGACATGCTTCAAAAATTTTTAGACAAAGGAAAGTCACCTAAATTTAAAGTTATATTTGTTGATGAAGCACAGGATCTATCACTAATTCAATGGTCGATGATTAAAAAGATTGAAGAAGAAACTCAATGTGATGTGTGGATAGCCGGTGATGATGATCAGGCTATCTTTGGATGGGCAGGTGCCGATGTTAATTCCTTTATTAAATGGCAAGCTAGAAACATTGCATTAACAAAATCTGAAAGAGTACCTCGTTTAATTCAGCAAAAAGCTTTAAATATTATTCAACGAATTTATTTTAATAGAATACAAAAAGATTATTTACCGAAAGATGCCGAAGGAAATATTTATCAACGATATAAAATAAATGACATTGATATGACTCAAGGAGACTGGTTAATATTAACTAGAACCAAATCGTTATGGAAACCGATTCCTCCTTTTCTAAAAAGAAAAGGATTATATTTTAATACGGTAGAAGGAAATAGTATAGGAAAAACTTTATACGAAGATATTCAAACCTGGAATGAACTTATACAAGGAGTAACGCCACCGGATATAAAAAGACAAAGACTAGAAGAACTTACAGGAGAAACAAATTTTAATATTCATCTTAGTTGGGACCAAGCTTTTAAAAATGTTGCACTGGCTAAACGAGATTACATGAGGGCTATGCTACATAATGAAGAAGATTTATCCAAACCTCCAAGAATAAAAGTTTCAACGATTCACGGAGCTAAAGGGGGCGAAGCAACTAACGTAGTTTTATTTTTAAATCAAACGGCGAATACTATCAAAGGGTCTAAAAAATCACAAGCAAAAGAAGAAGAAGAATTTAGAGTTTGGTATGTAGGAGTAACACGAACTATAGAAAATTTATATTTAATAAAATGTAAAAACAGGCTGAAAGAATTTAAAATATGAAAAACCCATACGATAAACAAATTGGTGGCACACATTATCAGAAATTTAAAATTCAGCCAAGTAAATTCGTAATTGAAAATGAGTTGCTTTATCCAGAAGGATGCGTTATAAAATATATCTTGAGACATAGATTGAAAGGAAAAAAGGAAGATTTAAAAAAAGCAATTCACTTTATTGAAATGATTATTGAAAGAGATTATCCCGATGTATAAACCGTTACCCAGTAATTTAACAATTCATGATTCAACAATTCATGATATAGGTATATTTGCTAAAGAAGATATTCCTGAACAAACTAATTTAGGGATGACTCATTTAGAATTAGGAAAACTCATTTTACGTACTCCTTTAGGAGGATTTCTTAATCATTCTGATACACCTAATTGTGTTAAATCATCTGCCTTATTAACTCGTCAACAATGGAATCAGCAAAATGATCTTCCTGATGAAAAATATAATCATGATTTTAAACAATGGAATTTAATTACAATAAAAAATATTAAAAAAGGAGAAGAACTAACATTAAAATATACGTTCTATAAAATAAATGATTGAAGCACAAACTGAATGGGTTAAGCCTGAAGAATTTCCAGATCTAAGACAGGCAGATACAATTGCAATAGATTTAGAGACACACGATCCTGATTTAAAATCTAAAGGATCTGGTTCTATAATTAAAAATGGAAAAGTTGTAGGAATTTCTGTAGCGGTTGATGGCTACTCAGGATACTTTCCGTTCGATCACGAAGGAGGTGGAAACCTCGAAAAAAGTCAAGTAATTCAATGGTTTACAGACATTTGTCACTCCCCGGCAGATAAAATTTTTCACAATGCAATGTACGATGTGTGCTGGATTCGATCCATGGGAATAAAAATAAATGGAAATATTTATGACACCATGATTGCAGCATCTTTGGTTAATGAAAATAGATTTAGATTTGATCTTAATAGTTTAGGTTGGGATTATGTTGGTCGAGGTAAAAATGAAACAGAATTAAATAATGCAGCAAAAGAATGGGGCATCAATCCTAAATCGGATATGTGGAAACTTCCATCAATGTATGTTGGAAAATATGCTGAACGTGATGCAGAATTAACTTTAGAATTATGGAAAGTCATGCAGAAAGAATTAAGCGACCAGGATCTAGGAGCTATTTTTGAATTAGAGACTGATCTCTTTCCTTGTCTGGTTGACATGAGATTTCTTGGAGTGAAAGTGGACGTGAGCAAAGCTCATCAATTGAAGCGACAACTAACATTACAAGAAGAAATGTTGCTCCACAAAATAAAAAAAGACACAGGCCAAGACATTCAAATATGGGCAGCAAGATCAATCGCCAAAGTTTTTGAAAAACTAAACCTACCTTTTGACCGCACTGTAAAAACAAATTCTCCATCATTTACAAAAAATTTTCTTTCCTCTCATAACCATCCTTTAGTTAAGATGATAGCAGAAGCGAGAGAGGTAAACAAGGCACATACAACATTTATAGATACAATTATTAGATATGAACACTTAGGTAGAATTCATGCCGATATAAATCAAATTAGATCGGACAGCGGAGGAACAGTAACCGGAAGATTTTCATATTCAAACCCAAATTTACAACAGATTCCTGCTCGTAATAAGGACTTAGGTCCATTGATTCGATCCCTGTTCGTTCCAGAATCAAATTGCGAGTGGGGATGTTTTGACTACAACCAACAAGAACCAAGACTTGTAGTTCATTATGCATCCCTTGATCAAGACGCAAGCGTCTTCAATGTTAAAAATGCCTATACCGAAGGTGACGCCGACTTTCATACGATTGTTGCGAAGATGGCTGACATCCCTAGACTACAAGCTAAAACAATTAATCTAGGTTTGTTTTATGGAATGGGTAAAGCAAAACTTCAAGCTGAACTCGGAGTATCAAAAGAAAAAGCGGAAGAACTTTTTTCTATTTACCACGCAAGGGTTCCGTTTGTTAAAAGTTTAATGAAATCTGTTTCTAACCGAGCACAACACAGAGGACAGATCCGAACTTTACTAGGTCGACTTTGTAGGTTTCCTCTATGGGAACCAAATAGTTTTGGTATGCATAAAGCATTACCTTTCAATGAAGCAGTTCAAGAACATGGACCCGGTATAAGAAGAGCTTATACTTACAAAGCTTTAAATAAATTAATTCAAGGATCTGCTGCAGATATGACTAAAAAATCTATGTTAGAACTGTATAAAGAGGGAATTATTCCTCATATACAAATACATGATGAACTAGATATTTCTGTAGAAAGTGATAAACAAGCAAAACGTATAATTGAAATTATGGAATCTGCAGTTGACTTGGAGATACCTAACAAGGTAGACTATGAATCCGGTAAAAACTGGGGAGACATACATTAAGGAGATAATTATGGAAAAAGTAAAACAAGTTTGGACATTAGCGAAAGCTAATCCAAAGATATCTGCCGCTGTTGTGGTAGTAATCATTGCCATATATTTTTTAGTAAACTAGGAATTATATGACCGATGGCCTATTTAAATGCAAACATTCCTGTGATGTATTCACAGATACGACGAGAATACCTCTACGATCTTAAAGAACATCATGGAGAAGTGGAAGACTGCATTATATTTGGCCTGGCATCGATTACAGGACGCCCTGTACTCTTTCACGCAATTATGGAAAACGGTGCTGTATTCTATCGTCTGCCCATCTCTGCATTCATTCAAAGAGACTATGACGCAAAAGAAGTTCCTCGATATAGACTTGATGAGCTGGAGCTGTGGAATTGCTTTAGTTACTATCCTAGCGTTACTTCTTTTGATATCCTAGACGGACAATCCGGAAAGTTTTTTGGAAAAGATAAGAAAACTCATCCGGGTGCATATCTTTTTACAGTTGACTGGGCACACCCAGAGAGTAATATAGTCGATACAGATCATTCTGAAATATCGCATGAACATAAGTGCGCCCACATCCTCGCTCTCGAAGATGGAAATTATGCAGCACAACCTAACAATCGTATCCTTTGGGATATACCTTCGTTCACAGTAAAAGACGAAGTTCCAGATTGGAAGGTTCAAACTTCAGATTGGAATGTAGAAGACACGGGAAAATGGAAAACAGAAGATACCGATAGGTACTTCTATGATATTGAGAAAAAAAATGACTGAACGATTTTGTAAAAAATGTAATAAAATGTGTCACTGTCCAAACGCGGAAGGTGAGTGTACCAACTGTGACTGTAACAGTAGAGAAGAAGATAAAAGTTTTGAGAATGAAGGTGGTCTTGTAATAGACGACACGGGAGAATGTGAATCATGTCAATAAAAAAAATATTTTTAATAGTAGCCCTCGTAGCTTTAAGTTCTTGCTCAATTGGGCAAAAATGTACATACACACAAGACGGAACTAAAATTTCATCTTATGTATGGTTTACTAAAAGTATGCCAGCAGATGTAAGTAAAGATAATTGTAACTAGTATGCATGATAAAATTATTACTGCACTCTTGGCTATTCTCATCGCCCTCTCTGGCTGGAGTCTCACAACAACAGTCGGTCTTAAGTCGGATGTGGCAGTTCTTAAAGAAAAGGTATCAGGTATTGAACATGAAATACAAGACATTAAAGTTCTTAAGAAAAAGAAAAATCGCAAGAGAAAGAATACGAACAACTGAAAAGGGAATACAGGCTTTGATAATTATCCTAGTCTTGGCGGTATTACTTTTAGCTGGATGTAGTTATAGAATGGTTCCAAACGAAACTAAAATAGAGTATGGTACAACAGAAACAGATGCTAAGAATAGTAAACTTCAGGAGAAAAAATTTATAACTCAGACTTGGAAATGGCGCTAAAAATTTCAGAAGAAGCAAAAGTTCAAATGCCTATGAAGACAGTAGCCAGCCTCATCGCGCTGGTCGCGATCGGGACGTGGGCTTTCTTTGGCATTCAGGAAAAATTAAATACACACGCAACTAAACTACAAATTATGGAGAAGGATCTCGAAATGAATTCAGAGTTCAGAATAAAATGGCCTCGTGGATTACTCGGATCCTTACCCCGCGGATTCAGAGCAGTTCATGCTGATCGAAGAATTATATAAGCAAACGGACAAGCAACAAGAAAGAATTGATGGTATGTTACATAATGAAGTTAATATAACAGCATTAGAAAAAGCTGTTGAAAAACTACAAAGTGATGTAGAAAAGCTAAAGGACAAACAAAGAACCTTTAGTAATGGGAGTCAATAATGGAAGAAGTAATTATATGCGTAGCACTTTGTCTCTTCATGAATGGAGAGTTAGTCGAGCATACATACCAAAAATCGATGGGCGACTGCCTCAAAGCGAAGAGGATCGCGATGCGTACGATCGAACCGGAGCGCATTCAATTTAAATGCGGTAAGAATATCAAAGCTAGAGTAGAATACATAGAGGAAAAAGGGGAAACTGTGGCCCGTACACGTATCATAGAAGTTCTAGATCATGGATATGACTCAGACAATTATGACGCAGAATCGCGTTATTAAAAATAATCAACAATAAACAATAAAAGGAAACAACATGACAATAAACGGAAAAGTCAAATGGTTTAATCCAACCAAAGGGTATGGATTTATTTCACCAAATGACAATACCAAAGATGTTTTTGTTCATTCTTCAGCAGTAAAAAACGCAGGTTTAAGCGTCTTAGCTGAAGGTGAATCAATAACATTTGAAGTAGAAGAGGGCGCAAAAGGCCCATCCGCAGTTAATCTACAAAAAGGTTAAAGGGCGAAGTGAATAAAAAAGCATATGCTTTTTTTCTTAAAAAGAATAGAAAAAAAAATCCAGTGGCAAAAGATTTAAGTGATGGACGTTACCACCAACGTGTGGTAAAAGATAAAACTAAATACTCAAGGAAGGAGAAACATGGTCAAACCGATAGACATTACAAACACAGTGATAGTTCCGAAGCTTCAACCTAAATACGACAAATTAAATTCTTTTTTTATAGGAAGAGCGCCGCTGGATAATATAGATGAAGATGGTATAGAAGTTCAAGCCAATCCTAAAGAAAAAATAAAACAACCTCATTTAGACAATTCAGTTATTAAAGATACTGAATGGAAGGATCTCTACTAATGTCTGATAAGAAAAAAGACAGACCCTGGGATGGAAGATCAAGAATAACTACACAACAATATAAGGATAACTATAATGAAATATTTAAAAAACAAAAAAAGATTTCTAAAAACAATTCTAAGCCCAATGACTCAGTTGAGAAACCTGGTGTCAGCACTAATCTTCAAATTAACGCGGAAATAGTAAACGGAAGCTGTCCTCATTGTAAACACGACACCGTATTAGTATCTCTCTGGACTCACTCTGTCTATAGATGTATGACCTGTGGTTTTGATGTTAAACAAATGGTCAATGGAAAAATTAGTTATATTCCACATGTAGCAGATCCAAAGAACTTTCGCTACGGGATGAAGATAGATACTCCTAATGGCTAGAAAAGGAACCTTCGGAGTTAATACCTATCGCAATAGAAGTAGAAAGAAGATTGGGCGTCATAAAAAAAATTTAAATAAATCACAGAGACGTAGTTTCAAGCCATACGTTGGCCAGGGGAGATAACTCTCTGCCTCTTAAGAATAAAGAGGCAGAAAGAAGAAGGTGTGAATATAGTGTGACATTTATATCACACCCTACTGAAAGTCAAGTACCTATATGTGACATATGAGCAACACTCTGTATGTAAAATTTTTAATGAGAAGATTAATTAAGTGTCTAGAAAAAGGACAGAAAAAAGAAGCTAAAGAACTTATTCAAAAGATAATGGAAGAATTAGATAGATGAGGCTTCTTTACATCTATACTTCATGGCAATTTGACTCTTATTAACTACGTTATACCCTAAGTTAGACATCATCTTTAAAGACTCCTTATGCGCAGCCCGTGAGCATTCATACCAACTATCATATATCACTGGAGACTGAATAGGAGGCATACACACCTGTCCCCCTAAAAAAGAACACACCCATATTATTAATGTAAATTTTATCATTTTACCCTTGACTTATATATTATCCCATATTATATATTAGTTATTAAGGAGAATATAATATGACAGATATAACTAGATTTAAAAACGTTTCACTATCTAAAAAAACATATAGTGATGTCGGCGTTTTAAGTAAAGAGATATTTGATGTGCCTTTGTCTTTATCAAAGACCATTGAATATTTAGTAGAAAAAGAAATAAAAAAAGTAAAAAAGGCTAGACCCAATGGGCCAGCCAAAAACTAAAAAAATAATTTGTCCTAGATGTACTGGGAATGGTTATTTTAAAGTTAAAGAAAGTGCAGAAAGACCAGTAGACCAAGTAGTACAATGTCCAATGTGTAATTCACAAGGAGAAATTGATGAAGATAAAGCTAGTTCTATTTACGTTGACGCTGATGGTTTGCATCGGATGCACTAAAATAGACTTTAATGGCTTTGATCCCGTGGCTACGAGTCTTAAGTGGATAATAACAAATGACAAGAAAAGTAACGATTAGTTCTGATAATATTACACCGAAGCAATGGTCGGTGTTACTTTTAGAATTAAATTTAATGAAACGAGCATGGGAACGATTTGCAAAATTAGAAATTCACAGCAAAGAATTTAAAAAAGTAACAACGTGGGGAACCCGAAGGTATGATGAAAAAGAAGAATGATGGAAATGATAATTTTAAATGATGGTATGTACTATCTAGTACCAGTAACAAAAACAATGTTAGCCAACATAGTATTAGTAGCAAAGATAAATTGTTTTGACCTTTGTGAAATACTTAGATTAAAGTTAACAACGTATTCTGAATCTATCAACGCACACATGATGAATGATGGCAGCGGTGACTTTTATGGATGTATGTGTAAATGAAAAGACCTTCAATCCATATTGCAATGCCGTGCTATGACTCGGTTAAAATTAACACGATGATTTCAATTGTGAAACTCGTGAAAGAACTCACAATGGCCGGTCTTAAGTTTGAAATCAATACCATGAAATCTCCCTACATTGCTTATGCAAGAAATATTTTAACAGCCAAATTCCTTCAACGGGAGGAAGACTATTTATTATTTATTGATTCAGATTTAGAATTTGAACCGGAGTGTGTTCTTAAAATGTTAATTACAGAGAAAGATGTTATTTGTACTCCATACCGAGTTAAAACAAATGAACCGGACTCTGTTAAATACACGGTGAGTATTCAAGATCCTAAAAATGTTAAAATTTTTCAAGGAGGATTAGTAGAAATTGATAATGGTCCTGCCGGAATGATGCTAATTAAACGTACAGTGTTTGAAAAAATGATCAAAGATTATCCCGATAAAGAAATTAAAGTCAATACCAATGAAGATACATTTCCTAATGATCTAAGAGTATATAACTTTTGGGATTCTAATTTTAAGGATGGTGTTTGGAAGGGAGAGGATATTTATTTCTGTGATCTAGCACGACAATCAGGATTTAAGGTTTATGCTAATCTTGACTCTACATTAACTCATCATGGGTCTTTCGGATACAAAGGAAAATATGGTGACGTCTTTAAAATGAAACAAAAAAATGGAACAAAAAATTAGTCTAACTGATATTTCTTATTTAGCTGGCCTGTTTGATGGTGATGGCTGTGTCACATACAAACGACAAATGAAAAAAAGAGGAGATAAAAAAGCATATCCTACCTGGGATGTCCGAATGGAAATTAGTATGACCAATGAAGAGGTTATTCGTTGGGTTCATGAATTAGTTAAGTGTGGAACTTTTAGTAAAAAACCGCCTGGCAAAGGACAGCTAGGAAGAAAGATGCAGTATCGATGGAGATGCAGTCACCGGGATGCTTATGGTGTAGCCAAACTAATGTGGCCCTATGCCATTGTTAAACTTCATAAGTTAGAACAGATTATTGATCATTATGAACCTGAACATGAGGCTCCGAATGTAGTCAGTCTGGAGTCTTATAGAAATGAATGACGAGACAGCAGAACTATTAAGACAGATTAAAGCCTATCGTAATGACATGGTGGCCCGGAACTATCCGTTCCAGCAGATTAGCGACATCATTACTAAGTGGGAGACGAAGGAAACACCATCCGAAAAACTACAAAACGAATTAGAACCTATCAAAG